TGGGCGCGCTGCTGTGCTATAGTTGCACCATGGATGACGACGTCGACCGTTTTCAACGTCCGGCGGTGGCTGCTCTTCGGAGGAGTCGCCGCCGGGCGTTTTCGTTTCCAGGAGCTGTATGACGTTTCACGCGGACCTCCGCCACTGGCCGACGCTCGCCGCGTTCCAGGCGCACCTGGCGGCGCATCCGCCTGTGCCGTCGCTCTGGGGGACGTGGCGCGATACGCAGACGGGACGGCGCATGGCGTGGCAGGGCGGGCGGCCCAGCGGCGTGACGCTGCATCACACCTGGCGCCCCCTGGTCGATCAATGGAGCGGGCAGCGCACCATTGAGGGGATTCGTGCGTACTACCGAGATACCAAGGGCTGGAGTGCCGGGCCCCATCTGTTCGTGGTGATGGGCAGTCCCAATCCGGCCAATGACGGCATTTGGCAATTGACCCCGCTCAATCTTGTTGGCATCCACGCGGGGCTGTGGAACTATCGCTTTTTTGGCCTTGAGGTTGTGGGCGACTACGATCGATCGCCCTGGCCGATGCCCGTTCGCCGCTTAACGCTCGACACGCTGGCCGCATTGTTTCGCTGGATGGGCTGGCACCATGTCACGTTGGACACGCTCCGGGGGCACCGCGAGTGCGGCTCGGCGAAAAGCTGCCCCGGCGCGCAGATCGATATGGACGCGGTGCGTAGCTGGCTGCACGCGGAGCTTCTATGACCACCCCGTCTCACGCGACGGAAAGCGCCGCACCTGGTGCCATGAGCGATCTTGATAGCGGGATCGAAGCGGCGTACGAACGGATGCGCCGCGGATCGGCGGAGTTTGTTGCCGGGCTCAGCGACTGGCAGCGCTGTGTGGCCGAAAAAATGACTATCCTGCACGCGCGCAGTGTCAATGCCGCGCGGCGTGATGATGTGGCACTGCGCACGGAGCTCGCGGCGCTCATCGAACGGGTTGCGGCGCTTGAGGCCGCGATGCACGCGCTGTTACTGCGCGTGGCACAATTGCTTACGATGGAGGAGCCGACCCATGACCCTCCCGGCGAACGCGCCGCTTGAACTGATGCTGATCGTTGGCGCGCTCGCATGGGTGGCGCGCGAGATCTGGCCGTGGCTCCAACGCACGTATGACGCGCGCGCGGCCAGCGAACGGCAGCGCGCGGACGAGGAACGCAAGCAGCGCGGCGATGCGGAATCGAAAATGGCGCAAGCTATCGACTTGATCGGGCGAACGCTCGTGTCCATCGATTTCAATTTGCAGGAGATCCGGCGGATGACCGAGAAGCGTTTTGATCACGTTGATCAGCGGCTGGACGTGCTCGAGACCGGACTCGTGCAGCGTGGCCACCTGGATCGCCGCAAGCTCCCGCGCGTGCAGCAATGGCTGGGTGCGGTGCTGGGTGCGGTGTTGGGGGCGGCGCTGATGGTCTGGCACTGGGGCAAACACCGCGAGGTGACATCATGACCCACACGCTTGAAACCATGATCCCGTGGCTTACCCTGCTGGCCGGGCCGGTCGGCTCCGGGGCGCTCGCCTCGTGGCTGTTTCGCGCCCTGCGCCGTGCCGTCCCGCGCGAGCGCCTGGCGCCACAGTACCGCCACTGGCCAGTGCGCCTCGTGGCCTGGCTGCTGTACAACCCGCTCGGTGCCCTGCTCACGGCGATGCTGCTGGCGGGCGCGATGAGCATCGCCGCGTCGACGGCGCTGGCCTGGCTCACCGGCGGCGATGTGTTGGCGGCGTTTGATGTCGCGTTTGCCGCGCTGCTCGGGGCGGTGGTCAGCCAGTTGGCCTATCGCGCCGGGATCAACCCGCAGGAGGCGCGCGTATGACCCACGATCGCCGCATGATGTGCGTGATCAGCCGGCGGTCGGCAGCGGCAGCGGCAGCAGCAAACCACGCGCCGGCGCACCGTGCCGGGATTGGATGGCAGCCATGACCAAGCGCTACACCCCCGATCCGCGCAACGCGCGCCTGCACCCCGACCGCAACCGCGCATTGATCCGCCAGTCGCTTGCGGAGATCGGTGGCGGTCGGTCGATTTTGATCGACGGCAACGATACGATTGTCGCGGGCAACGGCGTGCATGCCGAGGCGCTGGCGTTGGGGTTGACCATCCGCGAGGTGATCGCGCAGCCGAACGAGTTGATCGCTGTGAAGCGACCCGATCTGGTTGGCGACGCGTCGATTCGGGCGGCGCTCTTGGACAACGCCGCAAGCGATACGAGTACGTGGGACATGGAGGCGCTCAGGCAACTGGACGCCGAATCCCCCGCGTTGCTTGCGGGGTTGGATGAGGTACGCGCTGACCTGGAGGCGGCGCTGACCGCCACGCTTCACGAACCCGGCGGCGGCGGCGACGAATTCGATCCCACGCCCGACAACGCCGGGGAGACGCGCTGCAAGACCGGCGATCTCTGGATCATCGGCGGCGTGCATCGGTTGCTGATTGGCGATAGCACCGATCCGACGGCGGTGGCGCGGTTGATGGGGGGCGAGCGGGCGCAAGGATGTTTCACCAGTCCGCCATATGCCGAGCAGCGAAAAGATCACTACACCAGCGTGGCGAGCGATTCGTACCGCGCGTGGTTTTGGCCTATACAACACACGATTCGCCAGTCGCTTCAGGCAAACGGATCGTTTTTTCTGAACATCAAAGAGCATTCAGAAAATTTTCGACGGTCGGTCTATGTGCATGACCTGGTTGTCCATCTGGTTAACACTGCCGGGTGGGTGTATCTTGACGAGTTTTGTTGGGAGCGGTCTGGGATACCGGGAGATCCGCATAAAATGGGCAAGTTCAAAAATCAATGGGAACCGGTTTTTTGGTTTGCGCAAACGGAGCGACCGTTGTTTTTGCCAGAAAATGTTATGAAAGAATCAAACGACGCTTTTGTCGGCACAAACGAACAATATTCTGCCTCATTGAAACAATATCAGGGTGTGAAGTCAATGTTCGGCTCACGCAAATTAGGCAACGGGTTTGTGTATCCCGGCAATCGTCTCCCAACCGGGCAGGGCGAGCGCGACAACCCGCACCCGGCCAGTCTTCCAACAAGCCTCCCGTCGTTTTTTATGCAAGCCTTTTCGGAACCGTCCGATCTTTGGCTTGACCTTTTTCTCGGCTCTGGTACAACCCTTATCGCGGCGCATCGCACCGGACGGCGCTGCTACGGCGTCGAGATCGAGCCGCGCTACGGCGATATTGTGCTGAAGCGGGCGGAGGCCGAAGGACTCAGCGTCACGTTACATCCATGAGACGTTAAAATGGAGCGACTTGCGAAAACACCAGCCCAAAGCGCCGCCATTGATCGCCAGATCGATGCGCTGCTGCTGCGGGGCGCGCTGCAAACCGAGATCGCCAAAACGCTCGGCATCAGCAACGCGGCGGTGAGCCAGCGCTTGAAACGGATGCGCCAACGGCACCTGGCGAATCGCGACGAGGCGCTGGCCCGTGAGCTATTGGCGCTTGATTACGTGCAACGCGAGGCGATCGAAGCGTGGGAGACCTCGAAAGCGGCGCACGAAACCACCACCGTGGAGCGCGCGAACGGGCGCGAGCGCGTGGCGAAGCGCACCGAGACGGCGACGGGCGAGGCCGCGCATCTGGCGAACGTGATCAAAGTGTCCGAGTCGCGGCGCAAGTTGTTGGGCCTGGATGCGGCGGCGAAGAGCATGCTTGATGGCACGGTGAATCATATCCATGCCTTTACGCAGGCATTGGAAACGGCTTATGCAAACCCACCCGAACCCACAACCGAACCCTAGCCCAACCGCGCTCACGCTGATGCAGCGCTATGCGCAAGCCGCACGACGGGCGGGCGTCCCACGCGATCAGTTGGATCGTTTTGTGCACGGCGGCTACGTGGCGCAGGCGCATCAGTTGCCATTGCACGCGGTGGCGCGTCAGGCCGATCACGCGGGCGGGCCGGATCTGATCGGCTATGGCGGGCGGCGTGGGCCGGGTAAAACGCATGCAGTGGTTGCGCAAATCGCGCTTGACGACTGCCAGCGGATGCCCGGCTTGAAGGTTCTGTTCCTGCGCCGGGTTTTAAAGGCAGGTAAAGAATCGTTTGACGATGTGCGACGCAAAGTGCTGTACGCCACGCCGCACGAGTACCGCGTGCACGCCGGGATGATCGCATTTCCGAACGGGAGTCGGATCGTCATCGGCCATTTTCGCACCGAATCAGACATCGATCAGTATCTTGGCATTGAATACGACGCGGCGGCGATCGAAGAGGCCACGCAACTGAGCAAAGACAAGATCACCATGATCCGTGGCTCGATCCGTTCGACCCTGCCGGGCTGGCGTCCGCGCCTCTACTTGACGACCAACCCTGGCGGGATCGGGCATCAGTGGTTTCGCACGCAGTTTGTGCTGCCGTTCCGCGCCGGCACGGAGACCGAGACGCGCTTCCTGCCGGCAAGCGCCGCCGAGAATCGCTACCTCGATGCGGGCTACCGGCGCTGGCTCAGCGGGCTATCGGGCGTGCTGGGCCGCATGTGGCGCGATGGTGATTGGGACGTGGCCGGGGGTGCGTTTTTCACGACCTGGGACGCGGCGCAGATTGTGCGACCGCCGATTCCGGCACCGCCGCCGCACTGGACGTATTGGCTCGCCATGGACTATGGCTTCCGCCACTGGTGCGTCATCTATTTGTTGGCGCACAATGATGACGGCACGGTGCTGTTCCTGGATGAGCACGCCGGGCGCGGTATGCTCGTACCGCAGCACGCCGCCGCCGTGCGGGCGATGCTGGCGCGGAACGGCCACTGCCGTCCGGCGGTGTTCGTGGCCGGGCACGACTGCTTTAGTAAGGAATCGAGCGGCTTCACCATTGCCGATGCATGGAACGCCGAAGGGTTCCCGTTGCGGCCAGCAGTCATCGACCGCAAGGCCGGGGCGGCGCAATGGCTCGCGCGATTGGGTAATCCGGCGGCGGGGATCGCGCCCTCCGTGCAGATCACCACGCGCTGTTCACGTTTGATCAAAACCATGCCGATGCTGCTGAGTAATCCCGCCGATCCAGAGGACGTGCTGAAGGTCGATTGTGACGAAGATGGCGAGGGCGGCGACGATGCGTACGACGCCGCCCGCTATGGCCTCATGCACGCCCTCGCCGTCCAGCGTCACGCCGATACGACCGCTGTTTCGCAGAGTGCGCGGAGCTACCGATGATCACGACCCTGGATGCCGCCCGCACCGCGCTCGCCGCGCGCTTATCCGCGGATGATCGCGTGCGGCAGGCGTGTCTCGCGGGCGACCACTGGCAGGCAGGCGCGTTTTGGAGCGGCCCACGCCCGGCGCCAACCGAAGCCGATGCGCAAACGGTGTTGGAGGAAATCAAAACCGCGCTCGTGGTGCGCGACGCGTTGAACGAAGTGCTGAACCGACACGTGGGCGGGGTGATTGGCCGCGCTCCGTCGTGGCGGATGCTGCGGAACAATCAGGAGGTGTCCGACGTGAACGCACTGCTGACCGCCTGGTGGGACGCGGCTGACGTTGAGACGCTGCTCAGGACGTTCGTGCGCACGCTGCGCAGTCGGGGGCGGGCGGTGCTGCGATTGTTGGTGCCGTCTGGCCTCCTCGTGGATGGTCGCGTGCCGTCCGGCGATCTGGCCGCGCAATTGCCGCGCCTGGTGCTGGATGTGCCCGACCCGGCAACCGCCGGGGTGATCCGCGATGCCGCCACCTGGCAGAGCGAGGGCGTGGTCATCGTCGGCACCGAGACGCCGATACTGGAGCGCGTGGCGCTCGATCCGCGCGGTCACACCGTCATCACGCAGACCGGCGGGGACACCGACCGTGTGAGCGATCCGCTCGATCTCGGCGGGCGACTCACGATGCGCGAGTGGAGCATCGAGCCGCTCTGGACACCCGGCATGTTGACGCTGCAGAAGGCGCTTAATCTGGCCTATACGATGGCGTCTCGCAATGTGGTGCAGGGCGGGTTCTTGGAGCGCATCATCCTGAACGCGCAACTGCCAGGCCGCTACGTGCGCGAGCATGACGGCACGAACCGCTTTGTGCTCGATCCGTTGTACGTCGGTGCGGGCACGACCAACGCGCTGATGGGCGCGCCGATCACCGATACGATGGGCAACGTGACGGGCTACACGACGCCCAGCGTGGTCTATCGCGATCCCAGCCCGATTGACGTATTTGAGGGCCAGAAACAGATGGCGTATGCGGGGATTTTGGGCGAGGCGCAACAGATGCACGCGCTGCTCTCTGGTGCGGCGGGCGTGTCAAGCGAATCGCGTCGCCAGGCATTAGCTGATTACGAAAACAGTCTTATGCTGACCGCGCCCATTATCCGCTCGGCTGTTGCATGGCTGCTCGAGACCGCGCTGGCCTGGGCGTCGGCGCTCGCCCGACGCCCGATCCTGGATGTGCGCGCCGATGTCCAGGTGCGGCTAAGTCTTGGCCCGCTCACCCAGGCTGATGCCGATCTGGCCACCACGCTGCACGGCGCGGGCTTGTGGAGCAGGCAGCGAGCGATGGCCTATACGCATGTCGAAGATACCGATGCGGAGATGGCGATCATTGCCGCATCGGCCGATACCGCGCCCGCAGGGACGGGCAGCACCGCAACGATCCCACAGGGAGGGGATACCGTATGAGTGACGACACGACCCCATTGGCACCGCCAACCGCACCGACCGACGCCACGATTGCCAGTGCGTTCCAGCGCGTGCTGGATCGCCACAACGGCGACGGCACGCGCCTGGCCGAGCACCTCTACCGCGATAATTACGAGTTGCGCGAGCGGGTGCGACACGTCACGGCGCAACTGCCGCCCCCGGGCGCGACGGTGTTGACGGCAGAGCAGGCGACGGCGTGGGCGGCGTATCAGGCGCTTGGTGCGCCCGATGTGTTGGCGACCGCGCTGCAGGAGCGCGATCACACGCGCGAGCAATTGACTCGACTGGAACGGGAGCAAGCCATCATGGCCGCGGCCGCAGCCCACGGCTATCACGCGGCGGCGCTCGCCAAACTGGTGCAGGCGGATGGACTGACGGTCAGCATGCAGGAGACGATACAGGATGGTCAAACGGTGCGCACGGCGCTCGTGACACCGCCGAACGGCCAACCCACGCCCCTGACGGTTTACGCCGAACACCAGTGGCGTGCATTTCTCCCGGCGCTCCAGGCGAGCGCACCAACCGGCACACACATGCCGCACCAGGCGCCCGCAGGGTCGGGCGGTGGTGGCGATCTGGTCGATCGCTTTGTGGAGCAGACGAATCAGGCGCGGTCGGCGGTGCCTAACCCGCTACTGCGCACACGGAGGTAATTTGTATGGCAACGACCACGTCGCGCAATCTCTCGCGATTGCGCTTTGCTGCCGATGAAACCAGCCTCGAACGGCTTGGCGGCGCGCAAATTGATTGGACGCGCGTCACGGCGGTGGACGCGGACAACCGCAAGGTCGTCCCGTCCGGCACCGTGATGAGTCGCGTCACCGCATCAGGCTTGCTGGTGCCGCGTTCGGCCACGTTCGCGTTGACCAATGTCAGCGTGAGTAGTAATGTCGCCACGGCTACCAGTGTGGCGCATGGCCTCACCACGGGCGACTCGATCACGGTGTCCGGGGCAAGCCTCGCCTATGTCAACGGCGTCAAAACTGTGACCGTGACCGACGCAAACACGATCACCTTCCCGGCCACTGGCGCCAACGCTAGTGCGACTGGCACGATTGTCGGCGCGCGGGTCGCCGTGGGCATTTTGGAAACAGATGCGCACGATCAGGCGCCCGCCGACAGCCTGTCGGGCTACTCGCTCCTGGGTGGCGGCGTGGTGTACGACAATGTGCTGCCCGATGCGACTGGCACGCCGAAAGCGGTGCCAGCGGCGTATAAAGCCGAGTTAGCGACGGCGGGCTGCACGTTTAAATTTGTGCGCTATGTGGATAGCCGCGCCATTTAGCGCAGAAGGAGATCATCCGTATGCAGATCATATTTACCGATGCATTGCGCACGCTCGGCAGCGATGTCGCCCTGCGCATCATCAACCAGGCGCGGCCAGGGAACGCGTATCTCCTCGCCACGATCCTCCCAGAGCGCGCCGTGCGCTCGTATCAGGCCAAGAACGCCGCCATGACCGTGCGCAGTGCTATGCCCGGCCTGGTTGGCATGGACTCGCCCTACCCGCCGACCGGCAAGATCGACGTGTCAACGTTCCTGGAGAACACGGCAAAGATCGGCTCGACGGTGGTGATGAACGAGGAATCGCTGCGCACGCTCCAGGAACAGATGCTGTACCTGATGGCAAGCGGGGCCTCCACCAATCAGATCCTGGTGGAAGAGGTGCTCAATTTTACCAATGCGGTGCTGGTGCAGCCGCAGCTGGATGTGGCCGAATGGCTGCGCGGGCAGGCGCTCGGCACCGGCGCGATCGCCTGGACGTTCGGCAACGTCACATTGTCCATTGACTACGGCGTGCCGGTAAGCAACCAACTGACCGCCCGCACCGGCAACGATGCGTATGCGGGCAGCACGTCGAAGTTTTGGACGGATGTGCGGGCGCAGAACCGGTTGTTGCGGAACGCGTCGAACATCATTCGGATCGCTCATCCAGATCTGGTCGATGATATCATTACCAACAGCGTGAACGCGGTGCAGGTGGTGAACGATCAGGACGGGATGATTACCATCCGCAAATATGAGACCATCGGCGGCAACACTGTGCCAAGCAGCGACGCCCGCGATACGGTGATGCTGTACAAATACGGCCTGCAGGGCGAGGTGATCGACCCTGCCAATCCGACCGCTACGCAACTGGTTTCGTTCTGGCCCCGCACCAAAATGGTGGCGATTGGCGCAACAGTCAACACGGGCTATGTTGTCGGTGCCGGTTCGCGCCCGCCCACCGAATGGGAGCTGGGCTATACGCACCTGGCCCCCACTGTGGAGGCGGGCGGCGCGCCGGGGCGTTGGGCACGGGTCTACACGCCCGAGCAGCGACCGTGGCAGCTCGTCGGCGAGACCGCCGCGAATGTGTTGCCGGTGATTGATAGCAAGAGCGCGAGCCGGATTGTCATCGCCACATCTGACGTGAGCGCGTAAAAGGTGCACCATGGGCTTTAGTGCGACACTGCCAACCGCCAAAGATCGCGTACGCTTTGCGTTGGGAGATACCACCGATCCCGAGTGGTATCCCGACTCGACCTACACCGCCGTGCTGACGACCGCGGCCGGCGACGAGCGGGCCGCCACCATCATGATGGGCGAGGCGCTCCTGGCACGCTGGGCCAACGAGCCGGATGTGCTGGATGGCCCGGCCGGTCGCATCGACATGCGCGCGCGGCGCACGGCGCTGCAGGCGCTGCTGGCGCGCCTGCGCACCGAGCAGGCGGCCAGTGCACCCGGATCGCGCGCGGCGGGCACCAGTGGCAGCCTGCGCACCACCGGGGTGTGGTCATGACCACCGCCGCACGCTACCGCCGCGCCTATGCTGATCGGCTGCTCACCGAGGTGGTGCACCTTGCGGATGCCAGTGGCACCGTGCTGGCGGCGGTGCGGGGGATCGTGGTCGCTCGCCAGCCGGCGCTGACCGATGACACGACTCGGCAAGCGACGGGTCGGTATCAGGTGGTGCTCGAATTGAACACTAGTGGGCAGGTCATTGACACAAACGCGGTGCCGGTCACGGTCAACGAAACGATGCGCGTGGTGGCGCAGGGGCGCACGTATCGCCTGTTGCCGCCCGCCCCGACCACGGCGCTGTCCCTTGGATACGTCTGTGACGCCGAGGAGGATGGAGGACTATGAAAACCACCCTGCGCAGCAATTTGGGAACCATCGCAAGCGGGATTGCAGACGCCATTGCCTGGGGCGTCGAACAGGACGCGGGCGATATTGCCGATGTGGCTCGCCAGATCGTGCCCGTCGACACGGGAGCGCTCAAAAGCAGTATCCGCCTGGATGCGGCGGAGGGCGCGCCGGAACGGCAGGTGATCGCCGGTGATCCGCCGGAGATCGATTACGCGCCGTATGTCGAGCCGGATCAACCGTTTCTGGAGCCGGCCAGTACGGTCGTCCAGCCGGGGCCGGGCACGACCGAGGCGCTGCGGCGGCTCTATCAGGCGAACGCGCTATGAGTGCGCTCACCGCCATTCGGGATCGCTGCCTTGCGGCGCTGGCCAGTACGCTGCTGGCGAGCGCGGAGCCAACGCTCTACGGCGTATGGCATGGACAGAGCACGCCCGCACTCAAGGCGTTCTGGCGGCAAGCGCGGAAACAGGTGAAGCGCCCGCTCATTGTGCTCCGGGCACCCGATGCGGGTGGCACGGTGCAACGGTTTATCGGGCGCGAGATTGTGACGGTGAATGTGCTGTGTGTGGTGCAGGCGGAGTCGGCAAGCGAAGCGGAGCGCCTGCTCAATCAATGCCGCCCGGCGCTGGAGTCGGCCGGGGGGCGCTATCAACAGGATCGGGATACCACCGCCGCCGGCGATGTCTGGACGGCCGGGGCCATTTATCAGTATACGGAGGATCTGCTATGGCAACCTTAACGGTACAAACCCTGACGCGCGCCGGGCTGCGCAATGACGCCGGGGCCGGAACCGCGTGTGCGGCGGGCGGCGATGTGTTTTCGAACGATGGCCGCACATTTATCGAATTGGACAACGGACATACCAGTGCACAAACGGTGAACGTGCAGGCCTGGATCGAAGGCGCATGGGTGACGGTGCGCTCGGTGGCGGTCACAAATGGGCAAGGACGGATTATCGGGCCGTTCCCGATGGACTGGAATAACGCCAGCGGGCAACTGAATTTGACCTATTCCGGCGTCACGGCGCTCACGATTGCCGCATACACGCTGCCCGCGAGCTAACAGGAGACACGCGTATGCCAACCCCACTGAAAGGCACGTCTGGGCGCATCCAGGCCAACAATGTGAGCGTGCAATGGATCGCCGATTGGGAGTCGCAGCTGGAGAATGCGAGCCAGGAGCTTGGCCCGCATATTGGCGATCCCACGCTCTACGAGGTTGATACGAGTCAAAAGCGCACGTTTACCATCAACGGCACAGTTCCGGCGGGCGGCGATCCCGGCCAGATGGTCCTGATCAACGCCGCCGAGTCGCGTCTCACGGTGCCGTTGGAACTGCGGCAGTATAACGGCTACTACATCAGTTTCACCGCGGCACGGTTCGCCTCGTGCAACCTCCAGGTGGCCGCCGATGGCTCGCAGACGTTTAGCATCGAAGGCTCGAACGGCTCCGGGACGTGGACAATCGGGATCGACGCCGGATGAACGTGCGTGCTATGTTAAACGAACTCACCCCGGCCGCAACGCCGGGGAACTACGCCGGGGTAGACGATGTGCTCGCCTGCCCCGACCTGCCCGAGCAGGACGTCATCATCCGCCGCTGGCGCCGGAACGGCGCGTCGTTACGTCTGCGCGTCCGCGCGTTTGATCTCGAGCAGGAGGCGCGCATTCGGCGCGAAAGCCTCATCAAGCATCCCGTGACTCAGGAAGTGGTCGAGGATCGGGTGCGATTTGTGGAAGCGAGTATCCGCGAGGGCGTTGTGGTGCCGAAACTGACCCCCGCGCAAGCCGGGCTGTTGCGGCGTAAGAACCCGCGCATTGTGGAAATGTTGTGCGATTATCTGTGGTTGCTGAGTGCGTTTGATGAAGATGAACTGGAATCGATGGCGGGAGACCTGAGTGGAGTGGCACTACCGACAACCGAGCCCGCTGATGAGCGAACGCCTGAGCCGCCTGCGCATGCGCCGGATGACGGAGATCGCACGGGCGACTGACATACCTGTGCCGCTGTTGCGTCGATCGCTGCGCACCCCCGCGGCGTTTCGCGAAGCCTACGCCGCGGTGGTGGTGGCGCGATCCATGGCGGCAGCCCACGCGCTGATCCGCGAGCGCAAAACGCCGACACCGACGATCACCCTTGAAGGCCGTCTCGCGCAGGCGATCTACCAGGCCATCGACGCCGACCGCAACGCCATCGAAGCCGCCGAACAGCAGGCGGCCTGGGCGCTCGAACTGGCGCGACAGGCCGCGAAAGACACACCGCGATGACCGTCGTCGCTGAACTCGTCACGCATGTCAAGGGCAAGGACACGGGCCTTGGCGCATTGCTGTTGCAGATGGAAAAGCGCCTGCAACGTCTGGCCGCGGCGTCCGATTCGAGTGCGGCGGCGATTGAGCAGTCCCTTGTCAAAGCGCAGGATCGGGCGGCGCACGCGGCGCAACGCGCCGCCCAGGCGCACGACCAGGCGGGCAAAGCGAGCCGCGCCGGATCGGAGACGGCTGCAGCCGCAGCGGCGAAGCTGGCACGCGACGCTGAGCGTGCGGAGGCCGCGACCCTGCGGCACGCGATTGCGGCGGCGCGGCTCGCGCAAGCACAGGGCAACGCCAGTGAGGGCACCCGCATCCTTGCCCAGGCGATTGCGGCTAGCAGTCAGACCAGCACCGCCGCGCTCAACGCGATGCGGCAACTGGCGGACATGGAAAATCGGCTCTCCAACGCGAAGGGGCCGGTCACGTTGCCGCGCACGATTGATGGCCTGAGCGGATCGGCGCTGAAAGCCGGGCAAGCGCTGGCCAGTCTCGCGGGAGCGGCGGGTTTGTCGTTTGGTGTTTCGCAGCTGACCGCAATGGGGCAGGAGGCACTCACGGCCTCGTTGCACCTGCAAAAAGCGCAGAACACGTTGCGGGTGCTGGCCGGCAGCACCGCCGCGTATGAGTCGGCCATGGCCACCGCCCGGCGACAGCAGCAATTGTTTGGTGGCTCGCTCGCGGACACCGTAGATGGGCTCACTGGTCTCGTGACGGTTTCGCGCGCATCCGGCGCGGCGCTCGAAACCCTGATCGACCTCTCGCAGCGCCTCGCAGTCAAAGACCCGTCGCAAGGAATCCAGGGCGCGCGGATCGCACTGAACGAAGCGCTGTCCGGCGATCCGACCGCGCTGGCACGGCGCTACGAAATCCCCAAGGCGGCACTCGCGGCGCTGCGGGATACGAGCACGAGCACGAGTGAAAAGCTCGCGGTCATTGACCAATATCTCAATGACATTGGCATTACCAGCGAAGCGGTCAGCGGCACAATTCCCAGGTCCACGCTTGCGTTTAATGCGCTTGGCGCAAGCCTGGAGGGGTTGCAAGTCGGGCTTGGCGCGGGATTGGCCGATGCGTTGACCCCGGCGGCGCAAGGCCTGACGGCGTTGACGAATGCCCTGCAGGGGCAAAACGTCCAGGAAACCCTGATCGGCCTGGCCTCCACGTTCCGCATCTTGTCGGGCGATGTGCAGGGACTGACCGCGGCGGAACGGCACATGGCCGCGCAAATGCTCGCGGGCATTGGCATTAAAAATCAGGCGCAGATGGCTGCCGACGCCCTTGCCGCGTCGGAAGCCGCCGCCGCCGCCACCGTTGCCGCCAACACGGCGACCCGCGTCGCTTTGATCGAGTCGTTCGCCGCCGGGCGCATCACGTCGGAGCAGTATGCGACGGCGATTGCCCAACTCGCGCAGGCCGAATCGCAGGCCGCGAGCACCGCGCCGGCGCTTACCGCCGCCATCGATACCCAGACGCAGGCGACGCAAGCCGCAACCGACCAACTCATCGCGCAGATCCAGGCGAAACAACAATCTGCCCTGGCCGCGCAAGCACTGGCGCGGGTGGAGGATGCGCTGACGCAAGCGGCGCTCAACGTCGTCACGGGCGTGCAGACGCAGGAGCAGGCCGTGGCCATGCTCAGTGCGCGCTATCCGCAATTGGCGGGCGAGGCCTCGGCGCTGATTGCCGCGCAACTGCAACTGGCGGCAGCGTCCCGCGAGGCCGCCGCCGCGCTGAACGCCAGCCGGATCGCGGCCCAGGCGAAGAACGTGGTCGATTTGACCGGCGGACGTGGCTCGCTGGCGGGTGATCCCGGGCGCGGCCCAGGCGGGGACGGCGGAGTAGCGGCGGTGTATCAGCGCCAGGTGGACGCCCAAAAAGCCGCTGAGCAACAAACGACAAAAATCATCGCGGCATCGGGGGGCGGGCGGGCAGCGGCGCGTGCCACCGCGATGCGCGTGGAGCAGCAGGCGACGCAGACGGGCTACCAGAAGATGGAAGACGCCGCGCAACAACACCAGGAGCGTTTGCTCGCGATTGAGCGCGATTTTTACGCCAAATCCGAGCAGCAGCGCCAGGCCAACGAGGTCGGCAAGCGCAAAAGCCGATACGCGTTTTATGCACAATTGTCACAGGCGGGTGGCGATCTGAGCGGCAGCAGTCGCGCGGCGTTTGATCAGGCGGCGCAGCAGATTGGCGCCGCCTACGAAGCGGCCTACGCCGAGTCGCAGCGGATGGCGCAGGCCGGGCAACAGAAACTCGCGGCGGAATATCTTGCGCTCCGGCAATCGCAACTTGAAGAGGATCTGGCGGTGGCAGCGGCGCAGGCCAAAGCGCAGGCGGAGGGAAATCAGGCGGAGGTGCAACGCCTGGCCGCGCTGGAAGCACTGCGCAAGGACGCCCAACGCGCCGAACTCGAGCAATTGCAGCAGGCCGGGGACGCCAACCAGGCGGCACGGGATCAGGCCGTCGCCGACGAAGCGGCGAACTACGACGCCACGATTGCCCGTGCCGAAACCGCCGCCGAGCGCAAGATCGCCGCCGCGAACCGTTCCGCGGCGGCGATCCAGGCTGAGAACGACGCGCTGCGCGAGCAAGCCGGGCTGTATCAGCAGATTGGCGGCGGTGCGCCGCGCGGCGCGTCCGCACCCGGCACACCAACGCCAGGAGCCGCCCCACGCGCGCCAACGGCCACTCCCGGCGCGGCGGCGCTGCCCGAGGACGCCGATCCGTGGGGCGCGCTCGAGGCGGCGATCCGGCGCTTGCAGGATGCGACCAGTAGCGGCTTGCGCGAGGTGACCGGGGCAATACGCGGGTTACAGGGCAGATTGGTTACGTGACATGGCACACATCCAACTCAATGGCGCGGTGTTTTACCCGAGCAACACCGAGACCACGATCCGCAAACACGGCACGAGTCTTATTGCGGCAAATGGGACTCGGCGGTGGATTCAGCGCGGCCACAAACGGCAATTCGCGTTATCGTGGGAACGGGCACCGCTTGCCACCCTGACGGCGCTCACGACAATTGCACTGCTCACCACGACGTTCCCGTATGTCGATCCGTTTGGCACGACCTATACCGTGCAATGCGAAGACGAGGCGCTGCGTTATGCGGTGGGCCTGATTGCGCGGCAGGCGGGCGCGGTGGTGTTGTATTATGACATCCAGATGACGATCTTTGAGGCATAGCAACGCATGGCTGTCACAACGATCACGTATGATGTGGCCTATCTTTCGGGCAGTTGGACAAGCCTGAGCGCCGGATCGGTGCTGGATGTCCAGGTGCAGGCCAACGCCAGCAGTAATCGCGAGAACGCCCTCGCGTTTGGGGAAGACAACGCCACGAGTCTGACGATCAAAACGACGCTCGACACCTGGAGCGTGCTGACCATCGATACCGCCGTGCGCGTGCAGTACACGAGCGGCGGCACCGGCACCTATCGGGGCATCCTGACGCAGCGTCAACGCGATCAGGATCAGGCCACGTATCAAATCGAGAGTATCCGCACGCGCATCCAGCAGACACGCGCCTACTCCGCGGCGTGGTTTCGGCGTCCGGTCTGCACCCGCACCACCGCGACAAGCATCGACAATCCGGCAACCGATGGCTATGCGGCGGGGCCAATCAACTGGGTGCTCTGGCAGGCCGGTGGTCGACCGCTGGAGCAGGCCGGGACGTATCCCACGGCGCTCTTCTATTACTCCTGTGATCAGGCGTTGATTGCGCCGGACTGGACATGGCTCGCCGGCGAAAACGGTTGGGACGAGTGCCTGCGGCTTGCGCGGGCGGGCGGGGCGCTGCTGTACGTGCAGCCCGATGGGACGGTGCGCGCGCGCAACCCGCTCACGATGATCAGCAGTAGTGTGCAGACCTACAGCGAATCGGACTGGCAATCCATGGACGAGCGCCAGAGCAACGAGCAGGTCATGACGCGCGCGCAAGCGGCCTATACGCCGCGTCGGTTGGTGGCCGTGCAAACCGTGATTGACGACAGCACCCCGCGCCTCATTGCCAACGGCGCGAGTCTGACGATCCCGCTGGAGCCGCAACTCCCGATCGCGACCTGGGTGTTGGACGGCAGTAGCCTCCCGGCGGACGCGCTGACGGCCACCACGCTTGACGGCCATCCCGTTACGACCGGCTTGGCGACCAGTGTCACCACCGCCGCACAGCGCCTGACGCTGACCGTCACCAATACCACCGCCGTCCCCGTGCTGCTCCATCGGATCACAGTGCGGGGGCAGCCGATTGCCGCCGGGGAGCGCGGGATACAGACGAGCGGCGGAGTCGACACCGATCCCACGCGCACCCTGGAGGACTCGCCTTATGTGCAGTCAGCAATCCAGGCGCAACAACTGATCGATCTCTCTCTGGCCTATTACGGCACGGCGCGATCCGTGCGGACGGTGGCCGGGCTGCCATGGGCGCCGAACCGCGAACCGGGCACGGTGGTGAGCTTGACGTGTGCGACGTGGGGCCTGAATGCGGTGGCGCACCTGATTATGGATCAGCAGGTCAGCCAAACCGGGGCGCAGATGGATCTGACCTGTCTGGACATCACCGGGCTGCCGGTCGTGGGCGATTATTTCCAGGTCGGAACAACAAACTATAGCGGCCTCACCCGCCGGCTAGGATGGTAGCGCATGCCGCTTGGATTTGACCTCCCCGCGCCGTTTATCGATACCGCGACCATCCTCAGCGCGTCCGATCTCAATCGGTTGCGTGCGGCGGCGATCGCGTTAGATCAACTCAGTTTCCGGCGCTGGCCGTGTACGGTCAGCACGTTTGGCCGCACCGACGAGCCGGGCGGACACCCGGCGGGAGCTTACCGCGTAACGTGGGGGACGTTTCGCTTTGTCACCGGACTCACCACGCTGTATGTCGCAGGCTCCTACGAGCCGAGTGGCAGCGAAATCCTCCGCATTTTCCTCAACGGCGTCGAGCGCGATACCGTCACGAGCGGCCCGACGTTTCTGCGGGCCATCGCTATCAACGCGCTGGGATTTGCCGATGGCGACATCGTGGCGGTAGAGGTGCGGGCGGATGCGGCCAGCAACAAATTGGCGCGTTTTTCGATTAGCGGCATGACCGTCACGCCTGTTCCGGCGCTGGCGTCGTGGCCCGGCGTCCCTACGTTCACAACGTCCTATCCGGCGTCGGCGCTCAATCAACTGCGCACGGCGATTGCCCATTTGACCGACCAGATCGCCCGCGTGCCGATCATGGTGCCACCGGCGCAGCAGTGGAGCCAGGCCACGCACAAGGTCGAGGCGGCACTGCTCGGCACGTGGTGGGTGCTGCGCGTCGAAACGACCGACCGGTTGATCATCACCGGCAGCGCGATCATCCGCAACGCCGGGGAGCGATTGCTCGTGACCGTGAACGGTGCCACCGTCTACACCGGCAGCACCTGGACGCCGGGGGCCTATACGATTGATCTCAATCTGGACATCAGCGCCGAAGCCGCGCTGGGCGTTCGTCGGCGGGTGCAGATCATCGCTGACACCACTGCCGCCGGAAATCAAGATCCCCGCCAAACGTACAATAGTCGCTACGTGATCAATCCGCCCCACGTCGGGCCAGCGACCACGCGGCCAGTTCAGACGCCCCCGCCCGCGTTCGACGGCAACGCGAGCATCAGTCAGGCCACGCTGACCACGCGCCTGAATGCGATTGGCACGATGCTCACGACGATTAATAATCGCCTGGCAGCGGCGTCGGGCGAATGGGCACAGATTGGCGTGTTTCGCCGCCGCCCAGTATTGGACGACACGCAAAATAGCCGCCTTGCCCGCCAATACGTGTGGCGCGGCGTGCGTTGGGGTGATCGGCTGATCGTCGCAGGAATCGGCGTGCAACTGGCGTGGGGCGCCATCACCGTCGAAACCACCGACACCGGGCCAGATTACAGCACGTACACATACCAATACACCGAGACACTGACCAGCTCGGAGACGATCGCAACGCAGGAGATCTGGTTCGATGCGTATGCGGCACTGCCACCGGGGACGACCTACACGTTGTTAGGCGATGTCGTGTATGCGGCGGAGTATTTGCGATGAAAACGAAACTCACCCTCGCGATTGATCGCAAACTTACGACCGGCGGGGCCGGGTCGGTGCTGGATGCGGCGACGCCCAGCGCCCCGCCCGCGATCAGTACGGTGGACGCGCCGGATGGGCTCGCATTGACCACCGGACTGCTGCGGAGCGCCACCACCCCAATGGCCTACATAAGTGCCACGTGGAACCGACCGGTCGATTACGATCCGACCGAGTATGTGATCGAGGCGAGCACCGATGCCAATTTTGCCACCGGCACGACCGTGGGGCGGCGTGCGGCGCAGGCCAGCGCCACGATTGATGGCCTGACGACGGCCACGCTGTACTATGTGCGAGTGGCGGCGGTGTTGTACCAACTGCAATCCGCGTGGTCAAGCGTGGCCAGCCTCACCACCGCCGCCGACACAACGCCGCCGGATCCGGTCACGAGCCAGGCGGCGAGTTTTAGCGCAAATGGGGATCTGTTGATCACCTGGACGAATCCTACCAGCGCGAACCTCAAGGACATTGAGATCCGTGTGTACACCGCAAACGGTGGAACGTTGCTGCGCACGGCCTACGCCGCTGCCACATCCTATTTATACACCGCCGCACAGAACCGCGTGGACACCAGTGGCGCACCCGATGCGTCGCTGTATGTCATCTTGCGGGCGCGCTCGTGGAACAATGTCATGAGTGCGACGCGCACGATCACGGTCACAAAGGCGGCGCCGACCACCCCCGGCAGCGTCACGGTGGATTTTACCGGGCCATCGCTGATCATGACCTGGGCAGCAGTGACCGATGGGATTGGCTACCGCCTGACGCTCGATGGGATCGCCCGCGACGTGGTGGGGTTGCGCTACGAGTATCCCCTCAATCTCAACCGCCAGGAGCATGGTGGCACGCCCGATCCGGTGATTAGCTACAGCCTGGTGAGCGTGGACGGTCTTGATCAGATTTCAGTCGCCGCCACCGGCACCGCGACGAACGCCGCGCCCGCAACCGTCAGCGTCAGCCTGACCGCATTTTTTAACACCATCGCGATCAGCCTCGGCACGTCGACGGCAACCGACCTACACCGCTACCGCGTGCGGGTCTATCGCGACGCCGGGCTGATTGACACGATCTGGGGCACCGCCACCCTCCTCACCTACGCGGCAACGACCAGCGGCAGTTACACCGCTGATGTGGCGGTGGAGGATGTGTTTGCGCAACTCAGCCCGGTCACGACCAGCAGCGCGGCGGTGCTCGATGGTCTGACGATTGCGGAGTTGCGCGGTGGCATCCGCTACCGCGATAATCTTGGCACCAATCCGGCCACGCTCAAGGCCGCGCTGGCCGACGATTCGATAAGCACGGCCACCCCGTCGTACGCTGACGGAATCTGGGCGTGGGCGGAGGCCACCAACGACTGGGAGGAGCGCTATCAGGCCATAACGATTGGCGCGGCGCTCAATATGTCGCTGTATGTGGCAACGAGCAGCGACGGCAACACCTGGTCGTACTGGAGCGGGCCACTGACCAATAACCGCGTGCTGACGAGCGTGGCCAATCAAGCCGCCGCGGAAAGTGCGGCGTTTACGCCAACCTCAACCAGTGTTTTGTTCCGTGTGGACTTGCCGACCATTGTCGCCGCGCGGTTTGTGCGGCTGTATCATCGCTTTGTCGGCAGCACACATACGCTGCGCGAGTTCTACCCGCGCCGGATCGTGCAGAGCGACGATATCCAGGCCGAGGCGATTAAGGCGATCAACATCGCGGCGGCGTCGATTACGGCGGATCGATTGAGCGTGAGTAGCCTCAGTGCGATTAGCGCCAACCTCGGCACGATCACCGCAGGCAGCATCAGCGCCGTGACGATCACCAGCAGCACGATCACGGGTGGCACGATTCGCACTGCCGCAAGTGGGGCGCGAGTCGAAATGACCAGCACCGGCTTGCGCACGTACGACAGCACCGGCGCGGTGCAGGTAGAGGCCACAACCAGCACCGATGGCGTGCTCACGGCGGGGGCGGGCGCGGTCACGCTTAACCAAAACGGATTGCAGGTGCTTGGCAATAATGACGCGTTTGGCGTCAATTACCGGCGCGGCATCGTGTTCGGCGCGTTTCTTGGCACGACAACCAAACCAAACGGTTATTTGCGGCTCAGCGGGGGAACCAGTTCGCCGGGACCGCCAGACTCAAACCTCACATTAGAAGCGTCTAGCGGGTCAAATGCGTTTGGCGACGGGCAAGCAGGGATTATCCTGCGCGTCACGGATCCGCTTGGAAGTCAGAGCATCGACATGCGTAGCCCGAATTACGCGGGCGGGGGCGGGACGATTACCCTCACCGCGACGGAAACGGTTCTAACCGGCACACTCAGCGCCGGTATGGCAAGCTTTACGAACAACGGGCCGTCGCTGCGACTGTACGGCACGAATCATACCTACGTCGCGTATTATCCGGACGGAGCAGGGCCGGGGCGACGCGGCTACATCGGCTACCCGTCCGCAAGCGACGATCGCATGACAATTGCGAATGAAATCAGTGGCGCGGCGATCAATTTGCTCACGTCTGGCGGGGGAGCCATCCAGCACCAGGGCACGCAAATACTGACGACTCGCCGCACGGGATGGGGTGCGCCGACGGGCACGCTCACGCGCACCACGTTTGCGACGGGGAGTGTCACCCTGGTACAATTAGCCGAGCGCGTGGCGGCGCTAATTACCGATCTCACGACTCACGGATTAATCGGAGCCTGAATGGACATCCAACAAACTATCACCAACCGGATCGCCGAACTCCAGACGGAGCGCGATCAGTTCCAACGCGAAGCCGAGGCAAAACTGACGGCTTATCACGCCGTCATCGCGGAATTAGAGCGGATGGTGCATGCAATGCAGGCTGCTGCGGAGTCTGCGGAGTCTGCGGAGTCTGCCGCGTGACGCGCCAACGTGGGCGCGCTCAAGATTCTTGTCGTTTGATTTGATACGGAGGATTCTATGACAGTGCGATTGTCCGTAGGGACGCGGAACAAAATGGGCGATTCGGGGCTGGCGGACGCGTTTGACTCGACCGGGCGGATCAATATCTACACCGGCACGCAGCCCGCAACCGCTGCCACGGCGGCCAGTGGCACGCTGTTGGGCACGCTGACACTGGCCAGTGATAGCGTGACGAGCGCCACCAGTAACGGCGTCATCACGTTTGCCGCGATCACGAGCGACACGAGCGCGGATGCGAGTGGCACGGCGGGCTGGGGGCGGATCTACCGCACGAACGATACCGCGCCAGGATCGGCGGGTAACACCACCGACCGCCGCATTGATTTCGCGATCGGTACCAGCGGGAGCGATGTCAATTTTGATAACGTGACGTTCGTGGCCGGTGGCACGATTGCCATTTCAAGCCTCACGATCACGATTCCGTCCGGAGAGTGACCATGGCCGGGAAAGGGGTTTGTGGCGCTGGCCGCAGTGTGCATGGTCGTGCTGTGGGCGGCGGCGGAAGCGATCGACGATCGACGGCGAGGGGAGCCGATGGCCGCACCGACGCAAGGCGTCCTCGATAATTTTAACCGTGCGAACGGCGGCCTCGGCGCGAACTGGACGGCCGGGCTGTATTCGGGCACGACCGCGCCGACGATTATCAGCAACACGGCGGGCATTAGCGCCGGTGCGTTGTTTCACGAGGTCCATTGGAACGCGGCGTCCTACACCGAATCCGAGGTCTATGCCACGATTGCCACGCCGCCCGCCACGGGTCAATACGTGTATGTGTGGGCGCGTGGGCAGAGCCTTGGCACCACGGGCGCGGACGGCTATCAGTTGCTGATTGAGCGCTCGGCAGGCACGGATGCCTGGACGCTGAGCCGCGTCATCGATGAGGTCGAAACAGCGCTCGCCACCCGGTCGCAGGAGGTCAGTGCCGGTGATGCGTTTGGCCTCGTGGTGCTGGGCACGGGCGCGACCGTCACGCTGCAAATCTGGTACCGCGCCAACGGCGGATCGTGGACGCAATTGGGTGCGGATGTCAGCGATACGAGCGGATCGCGCATTATCGCCGCCGGGCGGATCGGGTTTGGTTTTAACGCCAACACCACCCGCGTCGATGATTTCGGCGGCGGTGAGCAAACGGCGGCGGGCACGTATACCGGCAGCGGCGATCTGGTCATCCCGGCGCTCACGATGGCGGGCACCGGCACGTTTACCGCGCCGGTCTCCACCGGCAGTGGTGATCTGGCAATTCCGGCGCTGACCCTCGCGGGCACGGGGGCGTTCGCCGATCCCGAAACGCCCACGTACACTGGCAGTGGCGATCTGGTCATCCCGGCGCTCACCGCCGATGGCGCGGGCACGTTCACGCCGCCGGTCTCCACCGGCACGGGCGATCTGGCGATCCCGGCTTTGACGCTGGCCGGTGCTGGCACGTTTACGCCGCCCACGTACACCGGCAGTGGCAACCTGATCATGCCCGCGCTCACGATGGCGGGCACGGGCGTGCGCCTCGAAGCGGGCGGGCATCTGCGCTTCTACGGCACGGCGTCGGGGCGGATTGACCGCGTGCGCATCCCGCTGCGCAACGGCGGCAGTCCGACCGCCGTCGACGTGGGCGCCGGCGATTGTACGTATGAGTGCTGGCTGCGGTGCGCCTACGCCGACAACACCACGGCAAACATCAGCGACGCGCGCTATAGCAATATCTTTTTTGACCGCGATGCCTGGAATAGCACACGCGGGCACGTGATCGGCGTCACGCGGGTTGGCGGCGTGCTGGTGGTCTGTTTCGCGGTGGCCGGGGCGGGTCTGACCTGGACAACGCAGTACGGCACGGCCAACGTGGGCGACGGTCAACCGCATCACGTGGCGCTCGTGCGACAGCAAAGCACTGGCGTGATCGAGCTGTACGTGGATGGCGTGCTGGATGCGAGTGGCACGTACACCACCGGCGATCTGCGCTACGACGGCACGGATGCGGGCGGGCAGGATAACGATGCAATTATCCTCGGCACGGAGAAACACGACGTCGGGGCGGGGTTTGCCGGTCGCTTTGATGCACTGCGCATCTCCGATCATCGGCGCTACACGACCACGTTCAGCCCGGCGCGGGAACTGAGCGTTGATGCGCACACGGTGGGGTTGTACCAATTTGACGACGCCGTGGGCACAATTGCCACTGACGACGCCAGCGGGGTGCATGGTGTCCTGCTGGTGGGCGGCGCGAACAACGGCCCAACGTGGCAAGCGCCCGACCTTGCGCCCTTTACTGGCACGGGCGATCTCACGATCCCGGCCCTGACGCTGGCCGGCACGGGGACGTTTGTCCCCCCGGGCGCGGAAACCTACACCGGCAGCGGTGATCTGGCGATCCCGGCGCTCACGATAAGTGGCACGGGGACGTTTGTCGCGCCGGTCTATACCGGCACGGGCGATCTGGCGATCCCGGCGCTGACGATGGCCGGTGCCGGCACGTTTGTTGCGCCAACCTATACCGGCACGGGCGATCTGGTTGCGCCGGCGCTGACGATAAGTGGCACGGGGACGTTTGTCGCGCCGATCTCCACGGGATCGGGTGATCTGATAACGCCGGCGCTCACGATGGCCGGTGCCGGCACGTTTACGGCTCCCGTCTACACCGGAATCGGCAACCTGGACATGTCCGCGTTTGTCCTGTCTGGCACGGGCACGTTCACGAGCGCGGGGACAGGCACCGGATCGGGAAATCTGGTGCTGCCGGCGATCACCCTTGCGGGCACGGGCACGTTTACCGCGCCGACCGTTGTGTCGCTGGCCGGAACTCTGGCGGTTGCGCGTCAGCCGCCAACACTCAGTGTCACGCGCCAACCGCCGACGATAGTGATAAAGAGGAGTCTGGAATGACGACGATAACCGCCGATACGACCGTGGCCTACCGAATCGAAGTGCGCAACAGTGCCGGGGTGCTTACGACGCCATCAGCCGTGATCGTCACAGTCGCAAAACCGGATGCGACCACGATCACCGTGCCGAGTACGTCAGCGGGAACCGGCCTGATCGATCTGGAGGTAACGTTTGACGCGCCGGGGTACTGGTCGGTGCATGTCCAGTGCATCGCGCCCACAGTGGCACATCGCATCATTGAGTCGGTGGCCGCGTGATGCGCGCGATCCTGCTGCTGCTCACGGTGCTGCTCGTCATGCCGTTCCCGCCGCCGACGCTGACCGCGACGTGGGCGGGGCAGCACCTCGTGCTCACCGTCGTGAGTGATGCGCACGTGGTGTTTGTGTGCCCGGCGGGCGCGGATGGGCGCTGCGCGTCAGGCGGGGCGCGGTTTGATGGGGGATCGGGGACGGTGCGCATCATTGCATGGGCGGTGGATCCGCGCGGCTACGTGGCCGAGGCGTGGGACGGCGATCGATTGCTCGCCGTCTCGCCCGTCGTGCGCGCGCCCACGCGGGTGTGGATGCCGCTGATCGTGGCACCGCGCCAGAGAGCCGCAGCCAGCGGCCATGACCGGGTCTCTGGCACACGCGTGATCGCCGCGACGCGTGCTGCCCACGCCTGCACGAGGTCACGATCGATCAGTCGTGTCTAGCCATCCCATTGCGCGGGCGGTGTTTTCCATAATTTGATACAGATCAACCGCGCCGAAGCGGGTGCGGTTGTACGCCAAACTCTTGTGCAGACTCCCATCAGCGTGCCGTTCGCCTGCGGCCTTCCAGTCGCAGAGCATTTCGATCAATGCCATGAGCGTCATGCCGTTGATGCCGTTTGGATAGTGTTCTGGATGGTGGTCGTTATGCTCGTAGTGGTGCTGCAGTGCCGTTTGGAGCATTTCCTGGCGAATCGCCGCATATTCTGGCGATCCGTAGGTCAAACGACTCAGCAGCGGCGTGTAGCGGTCGAACATTTCGCGCTCAGGCGATTCAAGTTTCGACCGATCATGTGCGCGTGCGCGCTGTGTAAGATCAGCAATACACACGTGCAGCAGCGCACGCACACGATCAATGTGCCTGCGCGTTTCATGCCGACTATCGTAGGCATACACTTCGTCGGCACGATACCAGTCCATAGTCCCGTGAATATCGCGCACCTGATACGGGTAGTCCCCATCGCGGATAGCGATAATTTCGCCGGATGTGGCGACATTATCGGCGACCAGCGACACCAGATCCCCAACGTGGTAGGTCATCGTGATCCTCCTTGCAGTCCATCAATTGCGCATGTGGCATGCGTCACAATCACCCGAAGCCAATAGCGCACGCCGTTTGCTAATGTGCCGTCGCAGTACGCCAACCGGACCATCGCCTGACGCAGATGCCACGCGGTATCGTGCGGCGACACAAAGACCTCACCGCACAACGGCGACAGCGACCCGTCGAACGCATCCTCATACGCTCGGTGTGCCATCGCCGCCACCTGGATCAATTCGCGGATCATTGCTGGATGATCGTGGCGCTGCTGGTTGACCTTGACCAACTCCCAGTATTCGTCAATCTCCTCTGCGACGAGCGCCAGGCCGTGCGCCAGCGACGGGTTGTTCGGCCACGCGGCGCGGGCATTGCGGAGTTCGGTAGCGATCAGATCGGCAGCGGTTGTCTGTGTGGTCATAGCAATGCTCCTCGCACGTGCGCGAGGACGGTGGCAATAGCACCGATCTCCACGGTCAGCGGCGTCGGGTCGGGCGCTTTCGCCGTGCCGCGTCCGGCAAAAAATCCCGCTTCGTGTTGGTACCAGCGTTGCAGCTCGGCGGTGATGGCCGGCGCGGCAATGGTCATCGCGTGGCGTACCAGCTCGCCGCAGTGCAGCGTGCTGTCGTGCGCGCGTGCGCAACCGACCGCAACGGTGTGCGCCTCGGTGGTGTCGGCAAACACGACCAGCTCGGCGCCCTGGTCGAACGCGGCATGCGTCGCCCCCTTCGGTGCGTCCAGCAGCGCCACCACGCGCATGTCGGGCGATACCCAGACCGTGTGCGCCGCAAGCGCGCGCGCCGCCTGCGCGTGGCGGATGAGCGTGGCGGCAATGAGATCGAGCATGTCCATGCCGCGTGCCAGGAGCGTCCTGTCATCGAGGCGCTGCGCTTTCAGGGCGCTGAGCAGCGCGTGGATACCCACGCGTTGCGAGGCGAACGCATCGGAGGAACGCATGTCCCGACCGTCGCAATCGGTGATCAAGTCAATCAGCGGGCGGATGTCCATCGGCGCGCCAATCGCTTGCCACACCAACTCAGTCGCACTCGTTTGCGACGCGTGCGAACCGCCAAACTGGTGGTGATCAAAGCGCCACCGCTCTGGATCGTACACCCGTCCGGTGTCCACCACGGCGACGGCGTTGGCGAGCACGTCAGGGTCGGGATTGCCGGTGTGCACAAACGCAACGGCGGAATCGCGCAGCTCGGTGTAACGAAGCAGCAGCCAGACCGCGCCGATGGCGTCAAAGTCCGGGCTGGTGTGCGTGACAATCGTCGTCATGGCATGTCCTTTGTCCTATTCCACTGCCGGATCGTCGGCGTGGATCGTTTCGTGCGGAGCTCGCGGATCGTGGCCAGCGCTTTTTCCTTGCTCCCGCCGATCAACCCGGCGGCCTGGTTGGCGCTGAGCCAATAGCCATCCTGATCGCCGGGGGCGATGATCAGCGCATCCCGCAGCGCCGTCGGGCGGCGTTTCGCGGCGCTGGTGACAACCGTCGTTATGTCGAGATCGGTCATAGGAACCAGTTCCGGGCGTGGGCGAACCGGTTCCCGAACCGGTTCGGACTGCGGTGCTGGATGCCGGTCTGCCGCCTGAGACTGGGCGGGAACCGGATCGGCGGCGCGTTTGTCGGGGAGATCAGGGCGCACCCGTTGCCACCAGTTGTAGATCCCGATGATCACCATCCCCGTTGCTAAGAGTGTGATCATGGCGACAAACAGTTGTGCAATCACATCCATCGCATCAACTCCATTGGCCAAGCACCTGCTCGGGCAGCAGATCGCCGAGCGCGATAATCAGCAGCGCAATCCCCATCGGGATGCCGGCGGGCGGGTTCCAACTCTGGATCAAATCGCCATACGCGATCCAGTTCCAGTACACGCTCACGCACAAGGCCGCCGCATACAGCAGGAGCCAGCGCCAATCGCGGGATTGATGCGCCCACGCCCGCGCGCCCCACTGCGCGAGCGACACCATGGACTGCGCCAAAAATGCTACGCCTACGGCGACGGGCGTCACGTCGGGGATGACAAACGCGCCATCCACGACCACGCTTTGCCCGGCGAGGCCGTAGAGCGTGCCCACGCAGGACAGCAGGATCAATCCCACTGCCAACAGTTGCACGCCCACGCGAAACGCGACCGAAATGGCACTCACCGGCACCACGCCCGTGCGAATCTGGCGCCGCGGGGGCGTCAGCGGACGCAGGCCGGGCGGCGGCGCCTGGACGATCGGCGGCGCATGCGGGCGGGGCGGGGGCGGAAAGACATCCTCAAGCTCCGTGTCATGTTGTCGCAGTGGTCGCATCAGTCACTCCTGTTCGTGCACGGTGTCGGTTGGTTCCGTACGCAATTGCTCGCCAATGCTCGCCGCGCGGTGTCGTCATTCCGCCAGGCGCAACGTCACGGGCGGTGTCGTGGCTGATTGTGCATGCGCTGCCGCTGCCGCTGCCTTTGCCTTGGCGGCGCGGCGCTGCAACGTGCGCCGCGACACGGGTGGCGCGGTGTCGCGCGTGTCGCGTTCGGCGCTGTCGCGCATGCGACGCGTTGGCGCCACAACGACGGATGGCGCCTGCGGTGGCGCGTCGCTGTCGCCCGTGGTGCGACGCGTCGCGTGGCGTGACACCTGTGGTGCGACACTGACGGATGGTGTCGTTGTCGCTGACGCGCCGTGTCGCGCCACTGGTGCGGTGTGGCGCGTCCATTCCGCGTGCATCACGGCGCTCACGGCGATCCATCCTGGCACGAACAGCGCCAACGCGACCGCGATCAGCGCGTTGATCGCGTCCGGGATGTCACGCGGGCGGAATGTCCAGAGATAGACGCCGTTGAGCGCCATCGAGAGCGCCAGCGACAGCGCCAGAAACGCGACAATCCAGCGCGACACCCGCCAGGTCGCCGTGATCTGGTAATCGATCAGGCGGATGGTCACCAGGTCGATCAGTAGCGTCATCCCCGCCGCCACGGCCAGCGCGTACCAGTCGCCACTGGCGTAGCGCAGAATCGTTGCCGCCATGTGTGCAAACGACACGACCACGGCGAGGTAGCGCAGCCGCGCCAAAGTGGAACGCGGGTCGGTCATGGCGTGATTGCTCCGGCATCCACGAGCCATTGCGAAATCGCCGTCAGCATCCGTTGGCGCAGAGCCTGCCGTCGTGGTGTCTGCGTTCACTGATCACGCTCCTGCAGCCACACAAACGTCGGTGGTGTCGCGCGAACATCGGTCGGCAGCGGCATCCATCCGTACACGTCTTCTAATGGCAGTGTGATACACGATCCATTATGCTGAAAAATTACCCATGATCGCGATCGAAAATGATAGCATCCATCGGCAAAGCCGAAGCCGTCGATCGTGCCAAAATACACCAGCACGATAATACTCATGCCATCCGCGAATCCATCAATCGTGTAATCAAGCGGCGGCAGGTTTTCAATCGTATAGCCCGGTGCCGGGTCGTGTCTGCCGCTCATGGATAGCGCTCCTTCCACAGCGCGGCGGCGTTCGCCGCGCAATCGTCGTAGCTCACGGTGCTCGTGGCGCTCACCATCTGGCCTGGTATCCCCGCTTCGCAGCGGTAGACCATCGTCGGCGCGACGGCGCGCGGCGCCGGTGGGGCCGGCTGTGCGGGCGTCAAATCCGGCAACGTGGCGCGATCACCCAGGCGGAGCGGCACCCAGACGCGCCCCGACCCCTCGGCATCGATCTGTGTCCAATCCTCGCCACTGCGCGCGACGGCGATATAGCGCCGCCCGCGCTCCAACGCACCCAACGCCGTGCCGTTTGGCTCGGCGTACGCGGTCGTGAGCGACGGCAGCGCCGGGCGGGGATCGCTGGCGACGGGTTCGGGCGTGTGGCTGGTCGCGGTGGGGAGGGCGTGTGTCACCACCGCCGTGGGCAGGGCCAGCGCCGTGCCCCGCGGCGCCGTGGTGCCGCCGGTGAAGACGATCAGCAGCGCGACGGCCACGACCGCGCTGATCGCGCCGATGATCAGCTGGCGGTTGGGGGACTCCGGCGTGATCATGGTGCCACCTCCATACGTGTGATTGCAAAGCCCGGTGTGCGGAGCCTACCCGCCGCCGGGCGCGTGTATGTCAACGATCTGATCGCGCCGAACCAGCAAAACAGTTTGCGTTTGCTGGTAGGTGATGACGGTGCGCACGTCGGCGCGCCGACTGGCCAGTTTGCCGCGCCGAATGCGCTGGCGCAGCGCACCAAGCGTTAAGCGCGGATTCAGCGCCAGCGCCTGTTTCAGCGTGATCCAATCCTCCTCCGCAATGCGCTCCAGGTGCAACCTCCTCTCCTCCCGTGTCGCGAGCGATGTGGCCCGGCGCGGCTCCGTTTTGATCCGCTGTGGCATCATGCCGTTGGACGCACCGCGCCGTGCCGTCGATTGTCCGCGTGTGCAAAGTGTACACCAACCAGGTGTACATGTCAAGCAGTGTCTTCTGCGGGTCGCTCGCGCGTCGTCTGATCAATCAGATCGGCCATGTTGAGGATAACCGCCGAGCGACGCGAATGCGGTGGAGCCGTCCGAAAGCCAGATCACGGCGATCTGGACAATCTCGGCATCAGTGTACAGTCCGGTCGTCTCGGTGTCGAGGATGAGCGCATTGTGCGTGGCGATCTCCTGACGAGCGAGCGCCTGGGCTTCGTCGCGGGCGGTGGTGTGGTTTGTCATTTCCCGTTCTGATCCCGGCGCGCATGGCGCACCGAATACAGGCAGAGCGCCCGCCCCGTGGTCGCGGTCAGCCGATAGTCGTGCTGAAACCAGTCGCGGGCATCACGGTGGCACGTCTGCTGCGGTGTCCAGGCACAGCCGATCCGGTGCAACCGGGCAGGCAGCGGCGCGGCTGCAGTTTCCAGCTCGCCAAAAGAAGTGCTTGACAAACCTAATTATATGCTGTATAATTAGGGTATTGAAGCAATCGAGTACGAAGAGGAGAACGACAATGACCACCTACTACACGCGAACAATCGACAACGGCAATGGCACGCAGATCGTAGAGGCCGTCGGCGGTGTTATTACCACGCAGTGGCTCGAAGCGCGGCAGGGGCGCTACACGGGCAACGGGAACCCGGAGCTGGTCGGAAAGCCGGTCGCCGCGCTGCGCGGCATGGGATTCCGGAAGGCCTCGCAGGCGACGGCAGACCGCCTGCTGGAAGCCTCCATCAACACCATGTTGATGGAGGAAGCATTCGCCCGATGACTACCCTGCCCCGCCGCACGCGCGGTCGCCCGCGTCGGTACGACGCGCGCAAGCGACCGCGCAGTATCACGTTGACGCCCGACGCCTGGGAATTTATTGCCGCCGCCGCGCTGCACTTCCAGATCGCCGATCTCAGTGACAGCGAGACATTGGAGCGGCTCCTCCGGTCACATCTGCTGTGGCCGGAATGGGAAGCGCGGCAGACGCCGCGCGACTGAGACACAACTTCTGCGCTCCTTTGGCCGGAGCGGATGCGATGGTCATCCCCGCTCCTCGCTCGCAACCAGCAGCGCCGCCCGCACCGCAGCCACCAGGCGATCTGGTGCGTCGAGCATCGCGGGACTGTAGCGCAGCACGCGCCACTCCAAACACGCCGCCTGATTGCGTTGCTCGCGGTCGCCATCCTGATTATGCCGCCCGCCGCCTGCGGCCCACTGCCCGCCGTCGATTTCCAGCGCCAGCCGATGTGCTGGCCAGGCCAGATCGAACCGCCAGCGCCGCGTGGGGTGGCAGCGATATTCCCGCTCGGCCGGGGGCACATCGGGAGCGAGCAGCCGCAAGAGTGCGGCGGCGGTCTGCGCAGAGTCGTGCCGAGGGATGGCAATCCGGGTCATCAAATCAGACAAAACACAATCCCAAACCACACTGGCGATCCGCTCCTCGCCGCCCGGCGTCGGTGAGCGTGGCCGGATCGAGATCGGCGAGTGGCTGGCGCGATGCGTGCAAATACACCCCGCCGCGCGCGTCGTTGTCGCGGATCTCGGCGTCCAATTGCGCGGCCTGCTCACGCAACGTGGGGTCGGAGAGGACCTCGCGCCATTCGTGTGCGTTCTGGTGCGGGCACATCCAGCAGCGCGATTTGTTCGGCAACGGCAATCCAGCCTCAGCGATCAGCCGTTCGCAATCCGTTCTCGTCATCATCAGGTCGATGAGCGGATAGCGCCGCGATTGGTCGCGGGTTTTGATGCGCCGGCGTTCGTCGAGCGAAAATCCGATCCAATGGATCTGTTCGGCTTGCGGACGCCCAGACAATTCGGCCACCAGGCGAGCGACTGGCCGCGCCTTCCATTCCGTCGAGCAGTACGTCGGGAGTTTCGCCGTGGCGGTGTAGGCCGGAATGAGCAGATCGCCGTTCAGCCCGTACAAATCGACCGCCGCCCGGCGATGATCCGCGATGTGCATGGTCATGCCCGCCGCTGCAAAGCGCGGCGCGATGTGTGTTTGCAAATATTCCCACGTAGTCGGCATTTCGCGGCTCGTGTCGGCGGAGACGCAATAATCCGGACGCGGCAATTTGCCCGCGAGCACCAGCAGCACCATGGCCACCGACTGCACCCCCCCGCCATAACTGAGGACTGCGATCATTCCGCAAATCCTTTCGATGTTCCTCGCGTCGAGCGCTCCCACGCGGCCACAATCTGCGGCAATTCGCGCGCACTGACCCACGCAGCATCCTGGTTGCCGCGTGGCGACGTCGGAAACAGCCGGTAGCCGGGCGCGCCGTCCGGTGATGGCTCCTCCGCCACAATCTGCCAGCCGTGGCGTGCGAGGTGCCACGGATCGGGCGGGAACATCCGGCATTGCGTTGGCGTGGTCATACAAATGTCTCCTGCATCAGGTTGGTCTGCGACAATGCCGCCGTCAGGCGTTCGGCCTGCGCGATCGCTGCCTCACCGTCGCGATGCAGCGTGATCCGCCAGGCCGCGTGATGGAGCGTCTGTTGCGGTGTCCAGGCCCAGCCGCTGCGGCGAAGCCGCTCGGGCAGCGGCGGACAGGCAAAACGCCAGAGCCAATAGGTATAGTCCGCGTGCGGCGGCGATGCAAAGTGCGCCGCCAGGGCGACAGCCAGCGCCGCCGCACGCGTGCCCAGGCCGCGCGCCTGCGCACATGCCCGGCGCGGATCGGCCTGATAGTGACGCAAAAAGGATTCAGCGGTCAGTGCTCTCTGCATGGCTGGTCCTGTCGTGGCGCCGATTGGCGTTGCCACCGCGCGGCAGCATCCTGCGCCAGAAACGCCCGGAGGGACGCGCGGCAGGCGGCTGACGCATCGGGCGCGTGCGTGTGTTGCCGCCACATCGGCAACGTATCGAACCCGCGGCCGCAGGCACACGTATAGACGGTCTGCGCCAGCAGGATGCCGATAACGACCACCGGCGCCGGCGCCGGCGTGGCGGCAGGAGATTGCGCAAACGTGCCGCGCTGTGATGCCTGCCACCGTGTATTGCGGTCGTTTTGACAATTTTTACACTCGCGCCTATTGCGACGCCAGTCGTCCCGGTACAAATCGGCTTCGTACGCTATGCGGTGGCATGTCCGGCAGACGATGTATTCACGGCCGTCGGCGTCGCGGAGCCGCGGCTGGTGCGCGCGCCCGGCGATCCGGTGCGGGTTGGCGCGACACCGGATCGCGTGTTGTGCGACATGCTGCGCATCGCGGAACGCGCGGCCATGCGCGGCGGCGGACTGTCCGCAGTGCGGACACCGCAGATCCGTTCCCGGCAGCAAATGGTCGTGTGGGGTCATGTGGATCCTCCTGGTTCATGTGGCCGCGCCGGCATGCGCAGCGGGCGTCCGTCAATCGCGTCGATCCAATCGTCGCCGATGCGTGTCTGCACCCGCCCAATGGCGGCGTCGTGGCACGCATCGGCGCGCGCGCGTTTTAAGCGCGTCCGGCGCCGACCGTCCGGCGCATACGCGCGCCAATCGCCAAACGGCGGCTCTTGCACGATCTGCCAATCAGTGTCCATCCGAGGAGCCCTCCGGGGTGCGGAACCACGCGTCGCGGAACGTCATCGTGGGCGCGTCGAACTGGCATGTGATCACGCCCAGTGGGCCGTTGCGGTGCTTGGCAATGTGCAGCTCGGCAATGCCCTTCCGGTCGGTCGCTTTGTCGTAGAGCTCCTCGCGATACATGCAGATCACGACATCGGCGTCTTCCTCGATCCGGCCCGAGTCGCGCAGATCACTGAGTTGTGGCACCCGATTCGTGCGGTGCTCGACGTTGCGATTGAGCTGCACCAGCAGCAGCACGGGCGTCGCCAGGTCCTTCGCGAGTTGCTTCAAGCGCCGCGTTACCCGCCCGACGGCGGCGGCCTCGTTTTCGCCGCGCGCCAGCTCGATCCGGATCAGGCCCAGGTGATCGATGACGATCAGCGCAGGCGGATGGCCATCTGCCTGCGCAAACACCGCCGCGCGGGCGCAAATCTCGTCAACCGACACACCGGCCTGATCGTCGACCCAGATCGGCACGTTGCCAATCGTGCCGAGGCCCTGCACCACGCGCGGCAGATCGTCACTGCGCAGGCGCACCCCGTGTAAGCGCTGCGCATCCAGACCCGTGGCGTGCGCCAGCACCCGGCTGCCAATCTCCGCGCGCGTCATCTCCAATGCGCAGATCAGCACCCGCCCGGTGTCGCTGGCCGCCAGCGCCATGGTGAGCGCCAGCGCAGTTTTCCCGACCCCCGGCCGCGCGGCCAGCACGTACAAATTGCCCGGATACAGCGCGCCCAGCAGGCGATCCAGCTCGGTCAATCCGGTTGCGGCGCCGCGCGGCGGTGTTTCGGCCGTCAGGCGCTCGTACAGATCGCCGGCGATGTCGAGCATCGCAACCGGCGCGTGGCCCGCAATCGCCCGCTCGCGCACCTGCGTCAGCAGGTGCTGCGCCGCGGTAAGAACCTCGTCAAGCGGTCGCTCCGGCGCTTGATACGCCTGGTACGCGAGCGCGGCAATGCGCCCGCCGGCGTCGATCAGCGCGCGCTGGATGGCAAGAGTCTGAATGCGGCGCGCATAGTGCTCGGCATGGACGCTCACAAACACGCCGGTCGCCAGATCCGTCAGATACGCCACGCCGCCGATGCGGTCCAGCCCATCACGTCCGAGCGCAATGGCAAGCGTGCGCGTGTCGGGCGGCGTGCGCTGATCCAGCAGCCGCAGCATCGCGGCGTACAGATCGGCGTGCCGCGCAAGATAAAACGCGTCCGGCGCCACGAGCGGGCGCACGGCGGGCAGCACATCGCGATTTTGCAGGATCGATCCCAAAAGCGCCTGTTCGGCCTCCAGGTCATGCGGCAACTCCAGGTAATTCGGTCGGATCATCGCGTCGGCGGCGGTTCGGGTTGTTGATGTCATCGGCTCCTCGCAAGAAACGGATTCGGCAGTGTGGCGGCCAGTGCCGCGCGTTCGGCTGGTGACAGCACCGGGGTCGGATCGGGCGGCGGATCGGGCGGCGGATCGCTGCGACGATCCGGACTGGCCCGCGCCCGCTTCGGCGATCCGGGCGGCGCATCCGCACGCCGCGCATCGATCAGCGTCCGGCGCACATACGCCATCGGCGCGCGCGCCTGGTGATCGCGCGCTTGAATCGCCGCCAGCAACAGCCATTCCGCGCCATACGTCCCGGCCAGCGCTGCCAGATCGCGCCGTTCAGACGGTCGCAGCGGGCGATTCAGCAGTTCGGCCAGGATCGGCTCGGCTGGATCTGGCTCGGCCAGGATCGGCTCGGCTGAGTCCGGTTCGGTCGTGGCCGGTTCGGCTGTTGGCAATTCCGGCAGCGGCGGCGGCAACCCACGATCGTGCTGATTACGACTTGTGCTGCTGCTGCTGCTGCTGGATTCATGAATCCATGGATCTATAATGATAGTGTTGTCGTCAACGATCATTTTTGATCGCTGAAATGCCGTTGAAATGCCGTTGAAATGCCGTTCAGGCACCGCTTGTGTATGCTCAACGATCATTTTTGATCGTTGAGGCGCCGGTGACGGCGTCTCCGCATGCGCCTCAACGATCATTTTTGATCGCTGAGGCGCCGGCATCACATGCCACTCAATCCAGTCGTCGGCGAACCAGACTCGAAACCCCAGGCGACCCAGGTCGTCGACCTGGCGAAACCAGACACCGGCGCGCACGGCATGCCAGGCGCGCCGGATCGTGTCGTAGGGCACGGCCAGATCCTCGGCCATCTCGCGCAATTGCACGACGGCGGTGGCGCTGCGCTTGTCCACGCGCTGATACGTGAGCCCGAGCAGCCGCAGCGCGGGCGCGGTCAGATCGGCGATGTCGGGCCGCGTCCAGAAATCCGACGGGATCGGTGCGATCCAGCTCATGTGGGCCTCTCCGTGTGCTGCGGCGTGGCCGCCGCGTCGCGCTGGACGCGCAATCGGGCGCATTGCCGCAAGAGCGCGCGCACCCGGCGGCGGGTGTGAGCCACGCGGGCGGCGGCGTCCATGGCCAATGCGCTCAATTGCCGACAATTGTCGGATTGTTGCTGATGCAGCGTGCGCGCTGTTGCCAGGTCGGCGCTCAGATTGGCAATGATCGCCAGACTGCGCTCATAGTCGCCGACCGCGCGCGCCTGCGCGTCGTGTTCGTGCGCCGCGCGCGCGCGCCAGTAGGCGCTCTCGCACTGCTCGCGCGCCACCAGCGCCTGCAGCGCGGCAATGTGCAGCGTGGCGCGGTCGCTGTCGGTGGCGGTGCCCATGAGCACCGCGATCACCAACTCCGGATCAAGCATCGGCGCCTCCTCGCGATCCATCCGTGCGCTCCTCCTCGCCGGCTGAGTCCGGCACCATCAGCGGGATGTTGACGGTGATCGGCACACCGCGCACGTGCGGCGGCGGCATGACGATGTAGCCTGCCGCCGCCAGGCGGCGCAGCGCCCACCAGACGGTCGATGACGCCATGCCAAGCACGGCGCCGCGCTCGGCGCACGACATCGCCGGATAGCGGCTGACGTGCGCCCACACGCGGCGCAACGTGGTCGGTGCGATGGTGTGCGTCATGGTTTCTCCTCCTGGCAATGGGGGCAGTCCCCCGGGCTGCCGTCGTACGGCCCGTGCTCCGGGCAGTCATCGCCCGGCGCATCGGTCGGCAGCGGCGCGTCATCCGGATCGGATGCCGCTAGCGCCAGCAGCACATCGGCGCGGTAGCGCGACGGCCGCCGGCACACCAACACGTCGCAGACCGCCAGGTGCGCCTGGCGGATGGGGAGGTTTGCCTGGCGCGCGACAATCCGCGCCAGGCGCACGGTCTGCTGATACTGCATATCAATCGCTTTCGTGTGTCGAGTCGTCGCCAAACGCGTCGTTCGCGGCGTCAAATTTGGCCGCGGTCAGTTCGATCCATTCGGCCTGCGCTGCGTGCCAGAGCATCGCTTCGCTACTGATCATATGCGCGAAGCCGATCGCGTTCGCGCTGTCGGACACATCAATGCCGTAGCGCAGCGCCTTCGCTTCAAACAGCCGCACGTACGCGGCCATCCGGCTGGACTGTTCCAAATGCCACTGGAGTGCGTTCATCTTAAACCGCCTTCCGTTCGTTCGCGGCCTGCGCCACTGCCTCGACCATCAGCGTGTGCTTGCAGCGCACGCCTGCGCGCCCGGCCTGGCAATCGCAGCGCCGGGGCGTCGTGTCCGACACGACGTAGACCGTCGACCCGCTGCGCACCAGCCAGCCATCCCGGACGCGTTCCGGCAGGCCTTCGATCCGCAACAAATCCGCCGCCTTGCGGCTGAGGTCGCGGATACTCCGCTGATAGCGCAGCTCCTCCGCGCCGGGGCTGTTGCGGCGTCCCTGCTGGGCGTAGGCAGCCAGCAGCGCCTCGGCGTCGTCGGCCTGCGACTCGAGGCATGCCAACGCCCGATCTAGCACCGGGTTGCGGCGCGGGATCGGGCGTTGGCATGCCTGATCGCAAGCATTCAAAAAGTTCGTGAGTGCGCCGTAGTCAATCTGATCAACCGTGGGAATGTAGACGGGCGGGGCGGGTGTCAGCTCGGCATCCACCAGCGCCTGCGCCTCGGCCTTCAGCGCCGCCGCCAGGGCGCGATCCCCGGCGGCAACCGCGGCGTGGGCCTGCCGCGCCAGCTCGCGCACACGCGGCCCGCAGGCCAGGGTGTCAATTGGCCGAAACGCGTCCGCGGGTATGCGGCGTGTCGGCTGCGCATGGTATTCAGCGAGGTTCCAGTTAACGGCGGCCTGTGTGATCATGGCGGTGCTCCTCCAGAATACGACTGAACTTTTCCTCTGTTGTTATTATACAGAAGAAAAGTTCAGATGTCAAGCGTTTTCTGAAGATTGCTTCCGTTCATCAGTTGCTTGCGCATCCTGGAGGAGCGCGATGAGGAGTTCGGGATTTCGGCGCAAGCGGTGCAGCCAGCTCGGGATTTCGCCGCTTTTCCAATTATCAATCGCACGGGTTGTTACGCCTAGCCGCCGGGCCTGTTCAGCGGGCGGCCCAAACGTCTTGAGTGTTGCAAAAAAGTGATCAAACATAGCATTCCTCTTTTTGCATTGTGCTGCTGATCAGTATAGCAGATCAAGAAAAGAACTTCAACCACAACTTTTTGGCGCATCGGTAGTTGGCCGGCTGGGTGAAAGCACCCAACTCTTTGCATGCCGTGCGGCGCAATCCGTACCTGTGCGAAGTCATGAACCCACGCGTGACGATCAGCGGCGACTTGTGGATGCGGGTCGTGTTGCAGATCGGAGCGCAGATCGTCAAATAGCGCGCGCTGGGAAGCGGCGCACTACCGGGGATGTCAACGATCCGTGGTGCGCCGTATCAGGTATTTATCAGGTATTTATCAGGTATTTATCAGGTATTTATCATAGACTTGTGTGCGGGTGTGCGGTATGATGAGTCCAGAAACGAACGAACGAACAAAGAAAGGCAACGACCATGACAAAAGTGTATCAGATCGACCGCAACCCGCGGAATTACCGCAGGGTTATCGTGGACGAGACCGGCGCAGTGTACCGGGACGTAGGTGATCGAGATGGAGAATACATCGGAACCTCCATCCGCGCGTATCCAGGCGCGCGCCGGGAACGGCCCGAGATCGAGCGGCGCGTTTTGGAAATGTTCGCAAAACCCTGGTAAATGAACATCGTCTTGCCCCGCCCGTACACGGCGGGGCAAGACACAGAAAGAAATTTACAATGTCGTATATGATTTTCGAAATTGCACAGAACCGGGGCTGTGCCTCGGTTGGCACGCAGGTACAGCGGTTTCCGCTGTCCGACCAGACCACCGTGATCGGCGCGGTGGTGGTGGGGGAAAGTGGGCGCGGGCGGCAGTTGGGCGTTGTGCCTGTCGCCGGAGACGCGCCCGGCGAGCGCGGAATGCTGCTGACGGCGGCGAGCCTTGGCCAGACGCGTGCGAGTAAGCCGCGTCTGATCCCGGCAGATTCGGCAACCGATCACAGCGCGGCCCTTGTGGTGTTCCGCACGCCGATCGGTTTTCGGGGCTCCAATAACCACACCGGCGATCGTGCGGGGACAGACCCGGCGACGGGCAAACCAACCGGGTTCCTGCCGTTTCCTGGCACGGTGTTGGCACAGGGAATCATTGCTCAAGGGGATGCTGGGCATATGGGGAGTGGCGTTCAGCTTGTGGCGCTGGTGCCGCGCGGATCGGTCTTCCGCGTGGTTTTGCGTGGGCGTCTGTATGGCGCACCGGATGCGCATTATTATGTATTCGATGGCCAGCAAATTCGTGGCATGACGTGGGACGAGCGGGTGATGATCGATCCCGATCCGTTGCGCGTTTAGCACCGCCCGTACCCGGCGGGGCGAGCACAAAGGAGCCAACCATGCAGCAGTATTGGTACGACACGCTTGGCAACGAGATTGCCGCGCGTGATGCGACGCCGGCGTCGCACCCCGTGACCGCGCTCGACAACGGGCGCTGGCGGTACGGATTCGCCTGGGCGGTGGGGACTGGCGCAACGTTTGCGACCGCCGCTGATGCGATTGCCGACTATCACGCGGCGATGGCCGCGGTCGTCGCACAGGCGCAGCAGGAGCTTGCGAGCGCGGCGCGGTGCCACTACTGTGGCCAGCCCGTCGCATCAACGGCGGTCGCAAACGCACTCGGTGTGTATCAGTGCCGGGAATGCCGCTAATCACCCCGCCCGCGCCCGGCGGGGCAGTGAGGAGACGACTATGTTTTATGCCATCGAAAACCCCTACGGCAACACGACGATCAACAACGGCACCCGCGCCACCCGCTATGGCGCGTTTTCCCAGCGCCGCTTGCGCGACGCGTGGGTAAATTACCGCCCAACACACCGCGAAGCGGTGCCGGCGCACGATCCGGCCTTGCGGGCGCGGCTGCGGGATTGGTCAGGGAGCGTCGACTGCCTCGACGATGAGGCATGGTACGCGCTGGCCGAGGCGCGCGTCCTGGGCACGCCAGCGCTGTATGAGCACCGGATCGTGTTGCTCCACGATTGGGGCACCCGCGACCATTGGCGGCGCGTGGCCATCGATCCGGTGTCCGAGCTGGTGGTTTGGGCACGGGAGGCGGTCGACGGGGGATGGCTGGAGTAATTATCACATTGCCTCTTGACAATGCCTCAACGTTGTGGTACACTCTTATCATTGAGGCGATTGATAATGAAAGGAACGATGATGACCACTATTACGATTACAATCACACGCGAACGACTTGGAGCCATGGACGACAATGCCATGAAGGTGTACGGCACGCCCAACACGTGGGAAACGTATTGGGCACCGCGCCCAAACTGGCAGAACGACCGCTGCCTGGCGACGGTACATGACTTCTACCAGGCGTGCGACCTGGATTACGAAGACTGCAATAGTGACGGCGAAGATGCGGAGGAAATTTTGGAGCTGACCGTCCACGTGGACGACGTGGACGAGGAGGACAATGATGACAATGAGTGGCAATAAACGCAGTGGGAATCGGGGGCCGCGTCGTGGGCGGCCGCTGCGCCGTTCGTTCACGCTTCCCCACGAGGTCGCGTTGTCCTTTCGGCTGTGGTGTTGGGCAACGTATGGCCGCCCGGCCACGCCAGAGGAAGAGCAGCAAGAGATCGCGCGGATCGTGCGTGCGGCAATCGCGCCCGCGCCCGCGCCAAAAGCGTAGCCATCATCGCCCCGCGTCACCGCGACGCGGGGCACAGTACAGGAGAAGAGGAATCTTATGCAAATCGATTGGCGCTGGCTCACAATGCACAACGCATGCCAGGAAGGTATTGATCGCTTTTGCGCATGGGCGGAAGATGAGCCGCAGACGTTGTCGGCGATCGCCGAACACCACGACAATGCATACGATTTGGCGTGGCTGATCGACCAGGTCGCCTCCGAGGACATTCGGCAAGACATCGCTTGCCGGATCGCGGGCGAGGCAGCGGCTGAGATGCGGCATTGTGCGGGAGGGGCATGGATGCTGCCATATGCGAAGATCACGATGGACAACATCCGCGCAGTCGCGGAAGCGGCGCGCGCCATGGGCGCATCCGCGTTGTCTGATCTGTGCGCCGCCGCCGCGCGTGGCGCCGTCTCGTGTGTGCTGTACAATTTCGTCGGCGGATTTACCACCGACGAAGGCGTGCCGAAATGGATCGACACACTGCTGCGCAATGCGCTGCGCACGGTACACGGTGCGCAGACGTGTGCAATCGCGCAGCAAAGCCTGCGCAAACGCGTGGGCATCCCCGCTGGAGCGCTGACGTGACACGAACGCGTCACCCCTACCCGTCGTAGGACTCGCGCGCGCCCACGCTACATCTTGACGTGGGCGCGCTGCTGTGCTATAGTTGCACCATGGATGACGACGTCGACCGTTTTCAACGTCCGGCGGTGGCTGCTCTTCGGAGGAGTCGCCGCCGGGCGTTTTCGTTTCCAGGAGCTGTATGACGTTT